CGCAAAGGCACAAGCAGAACAATCACGAAAATGGGCACTGGAAGATTGGGAGAGGACCAATGCATATAATCACCCAAAACAACAAATGGCCCGGTTACGCGAAGCAGGACTATCAGTACAAATGGCCATGGGAAAAGGTGCAGAAAACACAGCGGCAATGATTAGAGGGACAGAAAACAAGGTCCCGGCAGCACAAGCACCACAAATAGATGTATCAGGTATAGCAAACGCATTTACAGAATACAACAAAGTAAAACAAATGCAGGTGCAAACAGACAATATGCACCAAATGAACGAAAATCTGAAAACACAAAACGAATTAGCTAAGGCAAAAACAGCAAGTGAATACGCCAAAAAAGCAGGACAAGATTTAATGAATTTAAACTATGGCGTAACAAACAGATTGTTAGAATATGATTACGGCCAAAAATTAAGATTTTCAGATCTACAATACGATACTGCGATACTTGATTATGCAATGAAAGCACAAGCAAAAGAAATTAACGCAAACGAATGGGAACTAAAAAAACTATTAGGAGATAAAGATATTACATTAAAGTACGAACAAGCGTTAGCAACAAAGGCAGGCAGATTAGGTCAAGAAATACAAAACGATATAGCCAGGGCAACGAAACCTGAAGTAATAGCATATAAGAAAAAAGAATTAGAAAAAATTGGAGTAGAGATAGAAAATTTACAAAAGACAGGCAAATTCACAGATGGCGCAACAGCAAAACAGGAAGTGGAACGTCAGTATATGTTATTTAAAAAAGGATTAGACGAAAAATACCTGGAAAAATCACTAAACAGACAAAGAGCACAGGAACTAATAAATATGGGAACAAGTGTTAATAAGGAAATAAGAGAGACAGCAGAAGGAGTAAGGAGATGGATACCACTCATTTACAACAAATAAGCAGCGGCAGAGTAACGTTGAAGAACGATCGCGCGCGCACAAACGCGCGTGGGAGTGATGAGACGAACAAGCCGCAGGCGCGTAGGTATTTATGGACAGACCAGGACATAAAAAACGCAATGTCGAACACACTATCACAAAAACAACAAAACCACATAAATAAAAACAAAAAATGAAACGCTCACGTAGAAGTTACCGCAAAAGCGGTCGAAAACAGAAGTATTACACCGTAGCAAGAGGAGGTATCAGATTATGAAAAACCTATTCAACAGTGTAAAAATGGTCAAACCCAAACGTAACACGTTTGATATGACACATGACGTAAAAATGTCAGGCAAAATGGGAAACTTAATGCCATGTTGCATTATAGAAGCAATCCCTGGGGATTCATTTACAATTGGTAGCGATGTATTCTTACGATTCGCACCACTAATTTCACCCGTAATGCATAGGATAGACGTAAGTTGTCATTACTTTTTTGTACCTAACCGTATAGTATGGGAAAATTGGGAAAAATTTATAGTAAACGAACCCACTGGAGGACTACCCTACGTAACAATGACAGATGGATTACTACCCGAATACACAAAATTACCCGATTATTTAGGAGTACCACCCGTACCAACAGGAAACCCCAACACCGTACAAATTAACGCAATACCATTCGCGGCATATCAATGTGTCTACAACGAATACTATAGGGACGAAAACCTAATACCCGAAGTACCCTTTCAATTAACAGACGGAAGCAACGATGGTAATATAACAGAATTATTCACATTACGCAAACGTGCATGGGAACACGATTATTTTACAGCGGCACTACCATTCGCACAAAAAGGTAACGCAGTAGATATTCCACTTGGACAAGTAGAGTTAAACACAGCATACACAGGAGTACCACTATTTAAAGATAATGCAGGTATTCCAGGTGGCGGAACATTAGACCAATCACCAGGCGTAGCAGGAATTAACACAGGCCTACAACAAAACATGGCTTATGACCCTGCAGACTCACTACAAGTAGGTGCAACAACTATCAACGATCTACGCAGAGCATTTAGACTCCAAGAGTGGTTAGAGAAAAACGCACGTGGCGGTACACGTTATATAGAAAACATACTTGCACACTTTGGAGTAAGAAGTTCAGACAAACGTCTTCAACGCCCTGAATATATTACAGGAGTAAAGGCACCAGTAGTAATTAGCGAAGTACTAAACACAACAGGTTCGTTTGATGCAAACGATACAACAAAACCTACATCACCTGCAACAGGAAGCATGGCAGGACACGGAGTATCAGTAGCGGCAGGATATAACGGTCAGTATTTCGTAGAGGAACACGGATACATTATCGGTATTATGTCAGTTATGCCAAAACCAGCATATCAGCAAGGCATACCCAAAAACTACCTTAAAAAGGATCCCACAGAATTCTTCTGGCCATCATTCGCACATATTGGAGAACAGGAAGTAGTAAACGATGAACTATATGCTTACACCGCAACAGGAACAGAAACGTTCGGATACATTCCCCGGTACAGCGAATACAAGTATCAGCCAAACAGAGTAGCAGGAGACTTTAGGACCGTATTAGACTATTGGCATTTAGGTAGGATATTCGGTTCAGCCCCAACATTATCACAAGAATTTATAGAATGTGATTACGAAGAGGTAGAAAGGATATTTGCAGTACAAACAGAAGACGACAACCTTTATATTCAAGTACTCAATAAGGTAAACGCAGTTAGACCAATGCCCGTATTCGGCACACCAATGCTATAAAAAATGGTTAACGCAATTATATTCGTACACGATGGAAAGATGTTCGTTATAGGAATGGACACAGAAAGACCAGTATATTACCCTTTAACTATGACAGAACTAAAGGGATTATTGGAAGACACAAAAATCAAAAAGGATAATCTAATAGAAACATGGGAAACTGTATCAGCCCCTTCAGAAGAAGAGGTGAAACTATAGATTTACCTTGCGGAAAGTGCCATGAATGTCGCGCAAGGAGAACACAGGGTTGGGCATTCAGGTTAATGAAAGAGGCGGAAGTATCATCTTCCGCCCTTTTTATAACATTAACATACAACGAAGAAAACGTACCCTGGAGAGATGATAAACAAAGCATTGAAAAAGACGATTTACAACGCTTCATGAAAAGACTACGGAAATTAAATCGGAACAAATTAAAGTACTATGCATGCGGAGAATATGGTGGAAAAACCATGAGACCACACTATCACATTATACTTTTTAATGCGGATCCAGAAACAATACAACCGGCATGGAAGATTAATAACCAGGAAATAGGAAACGTACATATAGGAAAAGTAACAGAAGCATCAGTAGTATATACGTTAAAGTACCTTAACAAACCAACAAAGATTAAAGGAGACGATATAAGACAAAGAGAATTTCAATTAATGTCAAAAGGAATAGGCAAAAACTATTTAACCGAAAAAATGATACAATGGCATCACCGGGACCTGGAAAACAGAGCATATTTCACACATAAAGGTGGAAGAAAAGTGTCAATGCCACGATACATAAAAGAGAAGTTATACACAGAGGAACAACGTAAAAAGATAGGAAAAGCAATGCAGGAAAGGGAAACAGAGAAATGGCAAAAATTGGACTTATCAACAAAAGACAAAAAATGGCAAGAAGAAATACAAATTTGCATAGAGAAAACAAGGAAGTTTCAATCATGATAAAAAATCCATACAACCTGAGTAATTACCCAAAACGGAACAAGCTTTATTCAATGAAAAGTCAAACCGTACCTGACCAAACAATGTCAATCAAAACTATATTGGAAAGACACACCAGAGGTTTAGATATACCCGAAGGAAAAGCTTCAATATATGAAGAGGAAGATATGCCATCAAATGGCATCAACCCAAAAACATTGGACTTAGTAGACCTGGAAAACCTAGCAAGAGGAAACAAGGCAGAGTTAGAAAGACTACAGGAAACTATTAAGGAAAGCAAAAAGGCCAAAAACAGCGAGAAAACAGTGAAGGTAGAAGATAGCACTAATTCCCTTGATTAATTAGTGCTAATTGACACCGGCAATTAAAAAACAAAGAAACAAATAAGAAGATTATGCCATTAGATCCCGTAACAGGTACACTCATAGGTACAGGTGTAAACATGATTGGCTCATATTTAAATTATAGAGGCCAAAAAGATACAAACCAAGC